GCTGATACTTCTACATCAAAGTCTCCACTTTGAGCGGTAATAACAGTACCAGAAATAAGTCCGGTAACTGTCAGTCCACTAGCAATAATGACATCGCCTTCAAAGTCACTATCACCACTAACAACTAAGTCACCAACAACAGCAAGGTTTCCGCTAATGGTTTGGTCACCAGAGAACTCCAGGCCAACTGCATTTAGCAGTACAACATCAATCTGGTTAAACAAGCCTGTATCACCAGTAATTGTTTGGCCTGAAAGCTCAATAAAATTACCAGAGTTAGCAGTGATGTGATCAACAGTAATATCATCGACAGTAAAATCACCTGTAACATTTAAGTTGCCAGTGATTGTAACGTCGTTAGCAACCTCAAGACCAGAAGCTTGAATTGTAATGCCAGTAATGGTCTCAGCATGGATGCCGCCAACAACAATGTTATCGAAATCACCACTACCTAAATCAAGATAGTTACCGGTTGCGACATCCCAAGTCAGGCTATCTGCTTGAACTGTGCCACCTGACAGGTTGGTAAAAACTGCATCAACACCTGTGATCGTTTCAAAACGACCAACGTTACCTGTAATGGTGTTGCCAGAAATAGTATTGGTGACGTTAAGATCTGTCAGATCTAACGTGCCTGAAATATCTACTTCACCGCTAATTACAACAGTGCCACTAGCAATAAGGTTGTCAACAGTAAGGCTATCAAAGTCGCCACTAGTCGCATGGATGAACTCAGTGACAGTAAGCTGACTAACAGTGCCAGAACCAATGCTGGCAAAATCACCAGTAACAGTGGTGCCGGAAAGATTGTCAAAATAACCATTTACAAAATCAATGGTAATACCCGTGGCCATTACAAAGTAGCCACTTAAAGCCTCAATTGTTTCTGTATTGATTGTTGTAGTCTCTAAAGATTCAGAGGTAATGCCACTCTGAACAATTAAAACCCCACTGACATTAGTGTCTCCACTAACAGTGAGGTTTTCTTTGATGGCTACATCACCACTGAACTGGACACCGCTCTGAAATAAACTGTTGCCACTGACAACCAGATCCCCAGAAACAATAACGTTTCCAACAATAAGAGGATCTAACTCATTTATATTTACGTAATATTGATCTAGATAATTACGAAAATCACTAAACGTAATTTTTTTGTTCCTTAAAGCAGGATCAATCTCAAAGACGTGGACAAGCGTCAGGAGATCTAAATCATTAATGTCACCCGGCAGAATAGCCGGAAACTGAGTTATCCTGCGATTAGGCACACCACAACTTCCAACCTATTCTTTTAATTATAGGTTGAGTTAATTAGATCTAATCTCGATCCTTGGCAAGATATTTGTGGTAAAGTTCCAAACTGCTTGTACACCTGTAACAGCGATGCAAGCAACAACAAAAACAGCCAACAACTCAGGACGTGTTAAGTTCCGACGAACTACACGTACTTGTTCTTGTTGCTGCATAGGAACAGGCTGTGGAGTGTATTGAGGTTCTAAACGAGTAGGAGGAACTGGAGCTTGCTGTGGAGCAGGTCGTTGTGACGTAATTTGCTCAATAGCTTGTTGCATTGCCATTTGCCTCATTGCCTCAAAGTTTGGCATAGGAGGTTGCTGTGGCACCTGAGGCGGAACTGCACTGCTAGCTACTTGCTCTTCCATTAGTAAACAGTTAATGTATAGAAACTGTAGCAGTTTTAGGGATCAATGGCTAATGACTTATCTGATATTACAGCTGAATTAAAAGGTATTCGTAACATCCTTGCTTCAATGTGGCATAGCCGTTATCGTGATGGCGATACGGATCAAGTGTCTCCAGAAATTTATGCTGATGAATACATTTCTACAGAAGAATGTGCTCGTCGTCTAGCGGTTAGTGACCAAACAATTCGCAATTGGATTCTTCAAGGCAAGAAAAACAACGGCTATGGTTGGACACAAGGCGTACATTACATTACAATTCCTGTAGGTCCACGTAAACAAATCATTAGAATTCCTTGGAATCATTTGATTTTATCGTTTGCTAAGGGCAACGAAATTACATTACGCAGCTTTGACCATACAAATAAGCTGTATAGCAAAAATACTAGACCACATCTTGACAATATCCCAGATCCTTCTGTTCCCAATGTTGACGACGACTAATGCCCCATCGTTTCGATGGTATCAATATAGATGCCCTGACTTTCGATAACTACCATGAGTTATTACCTAAAGCGTTAGCCAAACAAGTTGAGATGTTTTTACCGCCTCAAGGTTCATTTGATGAACGAGTCATGAAACGGTACATTCAATCCATCAAAGAGTTTGAGCTAGAAGATCCCAACAGTCATACCACTCTTGCCAATCGGTTGCGCTTGGCGTTTAAGGATATGGAACCAGAAACAATCTGCTCTCGATTTCCCAATGCTGATTTGCCGCTCAAACGTCGGCTTAGGTGTGTGGCCGAATACTTAATTCGATCACAAGAATTTATCAAAATGAAAGACGAAAATGGTAAGCTAATCAAGAAACGTGGAATCTTAGGGAAGATGGTGGTTATCTACCAGCCTATGCCTAAGATGTTAACGGTGCTCAAAAAACAAGGCTTACTTAAAGATGCAAAGAGAGGAGATGCTTCAGGGAGTCCTGGGTAAGGACGGCAAACCTGAATATTTAGACTCTGTCGTCAAGATGGTTCTTGGTGATATGGGAGAGTTTTTCCATAAGTTTTGGCACCAGTCTGGCCCTGGTGTCATGGTGCTTCAGCCTGGAGCTGAAGACAAAGGAATGTTTTGGCTAACCTTGGCCCAGCTCAACAAAGCTAAAGAAGACGCTGAGTCTAAAGAATTTGCTGATCATCTTGAGGTAATTCTTCAAGCTGCACAGAAGATTGATCCAAATGAAAAGGCTGGTTATATGATCTGGGATGACCGTGGCACTCGTTATTTTGAAGTAGATTACAACAAGGTAACAGATAGCTGATGGGTCTAAGGCGTGGCAACAAACGTGTCGAAGACTTTGAATGGATTACTAATAGGGATCTAGTTGATTCTGCTCAGTATGTATTGGGTGGTATTGACTTAGATCCTGCGTCATCCAATACTGCAAACGAGTACGTTGGGGCAAAAGAAATTTACACCATTAAAGATGATGGTTTAAATGAAATGAAATGGCACGGAAACGTGTATTTATTTCCACCGCCCCAATCTTATTTTTGGCACAAGAAATCTGCACGTTGGAAAACAACGCGAGGCTTGTCACCAACACTGACATCTGGCCAAGCTGTCTGGTGGAAAGCTATTAAACGCAAGTGGTTGACTGGCGAAATTGAATCAGGAATTTACTTTACAAATTACCTGGACATGGCTATGTACTGCCAGGATATTTTCGATCATCCTGTCTGTATTTTAAAGACGAGACCTAGCTTAATTCGACACTACTTTTTAGACGATGTGATTAAGCCTTGTGCCACTTCAGCATCCATGGTCGTTTATTTGCAACCAAAACAAGACATAGAAGAATCCACTCAGTGTTTCATTGATACGTATGAAGACAAGGGCAGAATAATCTTGTAAAGTATAAAAACTGCTTCGACAATATGAGCATTTTGAGTGACCAGGAACTGAAAACCCTGGCGTCTAAAGGCATGATTTCGCCTTTTTCAGATCGACTTATTAATGAGCGTGGTGGAATTAAACTATTAAGCTATGGACTTAGCTCCTATGGTTATGACATTCGTCTGTCACCTAGTCAGTGTCTTCTCTTCGGCGGTGTCCAGCACGGAATGTGTGACGCTAAGAACTTTGATCCAGACATTTTAAAAGAAACTGAACTGCATGAAGACGAACGTGGGCGATATTTTATTCTCCCTCCTTTTGGTTATTGTCTTGGCTTCGCCATGGAATATATCAAACTCCCCAGGGATGTTACGGTCGTTGCAGTTGGCAAGAGTACGTATGCGCGTGCAGGAATCATGGCAAACATCACTCCGGCAGAAGCTGGATGGGAGGGACATCTTACTTTAGAAATCAGTAACTGCACTCCTTTGTTTAATAAAATCTATGCTGATGAAGGCATCTGTCAGCTCTTGTTTTATCGTGGCGAACCTTGTGATGTCAGCTATCAGGAACGCAAAGGAAAATATCAAAAACAACCAGCTGAAGTAGTCTTAAGTAAAGTTTAAAACTTTCCGAACTGGGCCTTAGGTTTGTCAGCGTAATTCGTTGCACCTGCGTAGGGGAAATCATCACCTTCTACAAGGCCCGACAATTGTCCTGATCTATCGGTGTATGGCTGATCGTAATCACGCTTTTTCCGGAATTTCGCAGCACTACGAGCTGCTTTCAAAGACTTTTCAACACGATTCTGCTGAGCTTCACCCCCAGCATCTGCGATCCTTGCAGTCCGTCGTTCTTCAGGATCTAAATTCCTCAGGTCAAGCGAATAACCAGACTCGGGATTTAAGTCACTAGTTCCAGCAGCAGATGTACCAGAATCTTTTGACCTATCGTAGGTAGGAGAGTAAGCCATGTGTCAATTATAATTAAGGTAAACTGTGGTTTAAAGATGGGCTTCTTAGATTCCTTTATGGGTAATAACGATACCCTTAAAGAACGTATGACGACAATTGACACGTTTGGCCAACCTTTAGATAATGTGGCTAACGATGTACCTATGTACGATCAATACAATACTGGTTTGGCAGTAACGCAAGACAATATGTCAGATCGTGTTAACTTAGCAGTAGATCCAAGAGCACAACCAAGATGCGGAGTAACAGGAATGATTCCAAGCGTGGAGGAAGGACTGATGCACGGAGCAATGCCACAACCACGTCAATTAGTAGTGGACATGGGTCAACTCTCACCAGAGGAAACGGAACTAGCGAAGCAAAACCAACGCCGGATGGTGGCTGGTTTCAACCGGTCGTAGAAGATACTGAAGGAGAAGTTATGGATTGCCCTGGGGGTATTTGCCCAGTCCCTTGGGCAGTCGATACTAGCGGTGACGATGTAACAGAACGTCCTGTTTTAGTTGATAATGTAAATCATCCGTCTCATTACACTGACGGCGGTATTGAATGTATCGAAGCCATTGAAGCGCAGTTAACGCCAGAAGAATATAGAGGCTACCTAAAAGGTAACGTAGCCAAATACGTTTGGAGAGAACAACATAAAGGGGGTATTGAGTCACTTCAAAAAGCTCAGTGGTATTTGACCAGGCTAATCGCTTTAGAATAATTATTGGTTATCTTAAAAACTATGCCTGGTCCTTCTGCTGGTTCTGATCCCAAACGCGACAAAGTAGGTGTTGCAAAATATAAAGAGCAGCTTGCAAAATTGCGTTCTGAAAAGAGACAACTGCAAGCTGATCTAAAAGCAGCACGGTCATCCGGTGCTTCTAAAAGCACAAGGGTTGGTATTAGAGATAAGAAAAAGAAAGTAAAAGCTGAGATTGGAGCACACAAAGCAAAGCGTCGTTAATCCCGCTGACGCCAATCGTCAGTTTTTTCTTGGCTAAACCACTGAGCAATATCATCAGGGCCACTAAATGTGGTCCGATGATTTGCTGGATCTGGATCACCAAGGTCCAATGTATTCATAAAATCATCTAAGCTGCCTTCTGCCATATCAGGATTATGAGCTTTACGGCGAGCTTGATTCATCATTGAAAGAGCCGACTTGTTAGCTTTTGCTAACTTATGAGCCCAAATCATATCATCTAGTTTTACTTCTTCAGATTTAGCGATTCGATCACAGATAAACTGCAGGCGCAGCCGATAATTATGTGACAGCATAAACTTATTGCTATCACTAAATTCTAACTGAAGAGTGCAGGCGGTTCCTCATCTTCTTCTAGTTCATCTGGATCTGCTTCCATCATGAACTTGGCAAGAGCTAACTCTTGCAGTTCCACATCTGATGGAATGTTGAATTCAACATCCACACCTTCGGCAACAAGGATGTCCTTAACAGCTTGCAGTTCTAGTAATCGACGGCTATATAAATTCAATAAAGCTACACGCATCTGGTCCCAGGTCATTTCTTCAGATGCAAGCTCAGCTTTTCTCATAGCAAGCTGCAGATGTAGAGGCATCTCATACTGCTTAAGAGTGCTATCTTCCATATTGGGACTTATTGCTATCGATATTCTACTTCCAGTCTTGATAGATTGTCTGCAATTCCTTGTCGGAAAACTCGACCAATTCGCTGTGATTATTGTACTCATTGGCAAAAACCGAAAGAGCATAAGGATTTATGGCTTCTTGTAAGCCACGGATAGCATCAACTTGCCCTTTAGATCCAACGTATTCCCTAAACGCTTTCAATAGGATGTCTTTGGATTTAGCAAACAATTCATCTTGTTCACGCAGAAACAGTTTGACTTCATGACGGCGACGATCAATCAAACCGCCAACAACCTTATGATCGTTATCAAAGATCCAACAAGACATATCCTGTACGGCTTCGCTATAATCTTCGTCTTCTAAGCTGTCAATGATGTTGGAATAAAGAAAGGTTTCCCATCCAACCGAATGCGCAAACGAAATTAAAGCTGCCCTTTGACTGTCATCTAAACCAAGATTTAGTTCTTGGAGTTGATTGTCAATTAATCCAACTTCATGCTTTAGGTATTCCAGTGCTTTGATCTTGGTTACATACTGGCCTTGTTTGACAGGACTTCCGTCTGGATAGTATTGAGTTCCATAACCAATGGTATAGGGCATACCATTTGTATCAGGATCAGCGTATGCTTTTTCATTAAAACCCTCAAAGGTTTTAATGATCAACAAAGCTTCTAATAAAGCCTCTGAGTACTGATACATAGTTGCCCCTATATGCCATCAGTTTACATTATTTTCCTTGCCCTCGGCTCTTTTTACGACCGTGATTCGGCTTGGAATGTTTCCCCTGTCCTTGAGTAGTTTTCTTGGGTTTACCAACTACGTAGCTGCCGCCTTTGTTCATAGATCTAAAGAAGCTTCACACATAATACTAAACAAAAATAGCTTCATTTGTTGCATTCTTTCTTGCTCTTCTGGTGGTCTTGCAGGAGATCCAGGCCAATATTGAATAGCATCACAAACAGCCTGGTAAAGAACACGGGTGTCTTCCAGGCTAATTTCTATTTC